TCTAACAGCAGCAATATGGTACCACTGATTTAAATTAGTGATTACTGATGATATTACATATGTATTTCCAGAATAAAAATAAGGTGCTCGATTGGTGCCGTTAGCTACAATAATACCGTTTAGGTAATCGTTTCTAGTATCAAACATTTGCATAGAATTACCAGGTACAGATGTTTGGTAAAACCAGAACTCTACAGTATAATTACCGGTACCCATTGCAACTAACGAACCTGCGTTTGCCGTCAAATAATTACTACCACTAAACGCCATACTACCCGTACCAAATTTTTTAACAGTGTTTGATACTGCTACAGATCCCGTATTAGTTATGCTAATTAAATTTTGAGATTTATTCAGCAAATCATTACCAGTCAACAACAATGATACATTAGCAAAGTTAGTATCAACATCAGTATCGCCATTTAACAGTAATGATACATTATCGTAATATTGGTCAGATTCAACGGTTGCTGCAGAAGTAGAAGTACTAGTTCCAGCTGCCATAATAATGTTATCAACACTCATTTAATATCCTTTCCGATAACAACTCCAGTCCATGTTGATCCGTTATCATAAGTATAAAATCCCAACGAATCTCTGCCAGATGCAGTTAATGTTGGTTGAGTGCCTGCTACCCATTTAACGTTACTCCAAAACGTAACTGCTGCACTGCCCCCGTTTGTCAAATCTAATATAAACGATGCAAATGTGTTAGCAGCCGGTACGTTACTAACAGTTAATGTAGTTGAGCTTGAAATTGTTTTTGAAAATGCATTACCTAATAATAAGTTTATATCATTTGCAGGTAATGCAAATTTTGTTTGGCCTAACCCAGTTATTTCGTATAGATTTGAACTATTTGTTATAGTAGACATTGTTATTTTTCCTGTGTTGTTAAAACGATTGTAAAAAGTTAATTACCAAAATTTTACATCAGCGCAATCTATCCTTAATGTCCATTGAACGCCGGTTGCTGAACCTGTTACGGTAAATCTAACTGTATTTGCAACAACTGCAGTAACCGTAACATCCCACGCACTTGCTCCGGCTGATTTACCTAAAGTAGTTATTGTAGTTCCTCCAAGTAATGTAGGAGCTGAACTACCACTTCCACTAAATACCATAACTCCTTCTATTTTAAAAGCTGCAGTTGCTTGAGAAGAATAATCTCTTCCAACAAGCAATGCAGTATATGCGCTTGATGTCCAATAAGGAATAACATAATCCATTGTTGAAGTTGGGCCTGATATGTTAGTAGACGTTGACAAATGAATTATACCTGTTTGAGAATAATATGAATCTTGGGCGTTAAAAGAAAGCCTATTTGCACTTTCTGTATATGCGCCGACTCCTAACGCAACACAGTTAGCCATAGAACAGTTTGTATTTTTACCAATTGCGACAGAATTAGCACTAGAAGCTTTAGCTGTTTGACCAATAGCAATTGCGTTAGCCCCAGTTGCTCCATAGGGACTCGCATTATTAGCAATAGCCGCAGCGAAACTATCTGTACCACTAGCGTAAGAACCACCTAGTGCCATTGCTCCAGAGCCTGTAGCGGTGACTGAGCCATTAAATCCGGAATTGTGACCTAATGCAAAAGACGCAGATGATCCGGCATTTGATAGATGTCCAAACGCATATGCACCTTGTCCAGACGCCGTTGCACTATTCCCTAATGCCATAGATAAATCGCCAGTGGATGTACTCCTACCAATAGTTCGACCCATATTTTCAGTATACCCACGCATTGGCTTTTTATTATTAATTTGCCAATTTGTTCCGTCGCAGACAATGTCTAAACCTTCACCTCGTCTTAAAATTAACGTTGCAACACCGTCAATGGTTTCCGCGCTATTGGGGTCAATCGTAATAGCATCTGTTGACGTATTGGACGTATTCCAAATCGTACAAGTAAACCCACTACCTAGTGATGCCGCCGCCGTTAAGCTAACGTTGAATGTACCGCTAGTGCAGTTGATGATTTTGCCGAGATCGGTAGCAGTTACGTTGTAAGCGACTGCTGTGTTGACTATGGTTTTTGTTGCAGTAGAGGATGCACTTATAACACCGTTATTAATTGTAATAGATGCACCGTCAACTTTTACCCCGCCTAACACTACATTACTTGCAGTTGGCAATGGCGATGATAACCATCCGGAACCAGTTGAAGTAAGTATGTTACCGCTAGTTCCGGCAGATGTTATCCCAGTTCCGCCACCGGATACCGATAACGTACCGCCATTTATTATATTTGAAAGATTAACAGACATTCATATTCCTATGTTAAATTGGTTGTACTGGCCATTGTATATTATAAGGAAACGATTCTTGAGTTGTAACATCTCGTAATTCTTGTCTATAAGTAGCCCATGCATTTTGATCAATTGGAACATCTTTAACTTGCGTCCAATCAGAATCTTTTAATAATTGATTTCTAGTTTGCCGTACATTGCTAGCAGATGTAGTATCTATATTATATTTATATTTGTTAAATTGTTCTTCTGCAGTGTGAAATTCGTTGTCAGTAAATACCGGACCGATGTTATATTTTGTAAACCATTTTCCGTTAATTTCTTGAATACCGTTTCTAAAACTGTATTCGTATATAGAAGACGGAGTTGCTTGTGGACCTTCTAAAATAGCAACTGCGTTAAAGTCATCAAGCACTTGCTCAGTTAAGATCTGAGGAAAGCTGGTATTATTGTGCATATTACGAAATTCATTTTCTGTAATTACTTGTTGTGTTTCTTTTAATAAAATTTCCATAGTTATTCCTTATGCTATTGCTAGATAGATATATGTTGCACTTAATACATTAATATTAGTTGCCGAGGCTTGATTAACAGTAAATCCTGCGTTAAGCGGATTAATACTGTCATCAGCGGTTACTTCTGCTGCAGTAGTATTTAATGAAAGATGCGGATCATTTCCTGATAGTATTCCGCGAGCAGTATCCCAACAATACCAATCATTTGACCCGCTATCTATTCTGTGTATTAAAATAAATCTTGCTCCAGAAACAAATCCGCAATCAATATTTTGACTTGATCCATTTCCTGTATATCCACCAACTTTACTAATACCAGCTAAAGTCGCAAATAAAAAAGCCACATATGTATTAGCGGCATAATTTACATGATAATCCGTTCCTACAGTAAAAACAGCAGAAGTTGGTGATGTATTGTTCCAATATGTGCTTCCAGTTAATTCTGTACTTCCGTCTAAATATGTATATTTAGTAGCTCCCATTGTAGAATGATATATAGACCAGTCTGCATTACTTACTGTTCTTCTTTTTACTATCATCATTTCTGGCGGAACGCCTAAATTATGAGCAAATGTTGTAGCACTACCTGTTCCAGTATAACAAACCACATCAAAGAATCCAGGTGCGCGTTTGAATAAGCTGTCCACATAAGTTGTCGCAGATGTGTTAATTTGGCCAGATGCGCCAGAGCCAAAGTTAAATCCAGTCATCGTATCAAAACCAGTAACATCGTTTGCGTAAGTTGATTCCACTGTGTTCGCTGCGCTCGTTAGCTCTTTTGTTGCACCTCGAAGTCTGTCCGTCCACGCCCACGTTTGCGTTGAGCTTCTTTGCTTAGTAAATACTAAATCTGTTACTTGACCAAAAGCTGTAGATGTTCCAACTGCGCCTGTTCCTGTTCTTGCTACAGAAGCATAAACCTGCGTCCCCAATGTAGGCGGCTTGTTTGGACGACGGATTGCCATGTAGATAACTCTATTTGTATCTGCTGTAAGATCATCCCTAAATCCAGTTGAATCGATACAAAAATTACTCGAAAATTCAGCACTTGTTACATTAGTTGCTAAAGATTTTGAAGTAAACCCTAAATTAGAAGATAAACCTCTCATGTTATCAGTCATAAACCAATTACCAGTAACATTTGTATTTTTCGTTAAGATGAACTGAGGTTCCCATCCTAAATCAATGTGTGTGTATCCGTTCTTGGTATATGATCCACACTGAATAATCCCAGTAGCTGACGTGTCGTGAGCATATAAGTATGCAACATATTGGACACCATTTGTGTTGACACTATTTACCCCACCCTCATTTCCAGCAGAATGTAGTATTGTAAAAAATGTAGACCATTGTCCGTACAATGAATCTTCAAGGGTCATTCTCGAATTACTATTATTTAAATTTAAATACCCATTCCCATAGAGTGCTTGCATACCAATACTACTTACTATCCAATTACCAGCAGCAGACACGGGTTTTATTATAACCATCCCAATAGTACAACCTAATGGGTTAGTAAACGCCCTTTCACCTGTAGTACCGTCCCCGGTATAAGTCACTATATCAAAAAACTTCGCGGCTTTGCGGAATGTCCATGAGGCGTAGGTATTATTGTTATTATTTACTTCACTTGCACTGCCGTTTAATATAAATCCAGTAGAACTATAAGATGAAACTCCGCCAGCGTTAGATGTTTGTGGGACCGATAGATTGCTAAATATAGCGTTTCCCGCTCCACGGACTGTATCTTGAAGAACATTGTCACGACCTAAATCACGCTCTTTAAACCAAACCAACCCACCAGAACTATTAATAGCCGAATAATTTATTGCTGCAGTTGTTGATAGAGTACCTACTGGATTATTAATAGTAAGATTTGCAGTTCCGACAACTATTGCACTTGCAGCACCATAAGTAGTTGACCCATCAGTAACATAATTAGCTATAGCACCATATGCAGTTGAATCTACCCAGTTGCCAGTAGTTAGTCCAATAGTTCCTACAGATGTAGTTGCAGAATCTCGTGGATTATCTTTATCTAATGTAATAATTTCTGTAGTGTTTTTTACTTCATCATAGCAGGTTATTATGAGATTATTACCACTTATTACCATACCTATGACTGCATCTCTACCAGTATGATCCAGTGTTCTTGACCATATTAGAGTACCGCTTGAATTCAACTTAAATATGTAATTTAGTCCATTTTCAGTATAATTATACGATGAAACGTATATATTATCAGATGAATCTAAACAAGAGGTATAATCCTTATATGATGCTGACCGTAAAGAATTATAACCAGCTCTACCAAAAACTGTAGCACCACTTGAATTTAATTTAATTATATGACTAGCTTGTGAATTGTTGGAATTCATACTAGTTGCTAATATTTGAAGAATAATATTAGAACTGGAATCAATCAAAATATTTTTAACTATAGTAGTTCCTGGATCGAAATTCTGTAGTGTATAATATAACCATCTTGACCAAGTTAATGTCCCATCACTTGCTATTTTTATTAAAATAGTATTAGGTTGACCGTCATTAGTGCTACCACTAGCACCTGCCGAAAATGTAGCACTTACTATTATTGAACTTGATCCTGGATCAAACGCAATATTACAACTAGATGGCACGTATCTATCTAATTTCTTACTCCACGCTTGAGCTCCGTTATATCCTAATTTAGTGATTTGAATGTATCCGCCGACGCCGTCATCAGCAGTGGATACAATATAAGCTTGGTTAGAAGTATCAATTGTCATTTTTGAACGGACAGCAGTATAATTTGCATTGTTAGTTTTTATATACGTTTGCCACAGCAAGGTGCCGGAAAGATCAAATTTACATACAAATGTATACCACGTTGAAGATGATACAGTTCCACCACAAACATACACACCTGTAGAGTCTACTTTAATAGAAGTTGTTCCAACAAATTCATGTGGACCAAAATCTACTTCTCGTATAGTTTTACTCCAGACTACAGATCCTCCTGATACTTTAACAATAAAAGGACGACCGTATGTGCTTTCTGTTACATATCCGCCAAGATAGGTATCTAATCCATATATTGCAGAACATGAAATGTTAGCAGAACCTGTAGTTGATACGACTTGTGAACTGAAACCTGTTGTACTTGCTAATGAAATCCCATTATTGATTGTCTGTGTCGAACCGTTGCCAGTGTAGAGATAAGTGCTAAATACGTCATCAACATACATTTGAGCTGGTACTGCATTAACTCCAACTAAACCTTGTAAAACATTTTTTACACTCATTATTTAAAGTCCTTATTACAAACACCGGACCAAATAGTACCACCGTTGTGCGTAAAAAATACAAGTACATCTCTTCCTGATGCAGTTAATATAGGAGCAGTGCCGCCGGCCCATTTTACTCCCCAAAAATTTACAGTACCTGCACCGCCATTTGTTAAATCTAAAATAAATGCAACTGCAGTACCATCAGCTGGAGTGTTTGATATAGTAAACGTAACAGTTTCTGAAGCACCAACTGTTCTTGTAAAATAATTGCCTAGGGATAAATCAATTGTACTTGCAGCAATTGTTTTTTTTGTTTCTGCTAGTCCAGTAATTTCATAAACACTGCCAACTAATGATGTTTGTGCTGCCATAAATCTCTCCTATTATCCTGTAACTTCTGTTGTGTGTACTGTAGCAACCCATCTAATAGATTTGCCTGATTCGCCGGTGACTGTTACAGATAACCCGCCGTTTGAAGTGTGTGCTGTTACGTTGCACTCCCATGCTGTAGTATCTTCTGCTAGTACTGTTTTAATAACTGGTCCAACTAATGCAGTTGATGCTGCAGTAGTATTTCTATCTATCACGCCTTTAAATTCATACCCTGCAGATTCGTTATCTGCATCAGTTCGTCTTGCTACTACTAAAATAGTAAATGCGTAGGTAGAATCATTTGGTAAAATTATTTGATTTGTAGTATCAGGACCGCCAGCATTGGATGTTAAATCTGTCGGAGTGTTATCTGAAGTTGTTTTTCGCAGTACTATTTTTCCATATTGTGCATCGCCTTGTGCTGAAAAATATCCACTTGCAAATGTATATTTTCCAATTTGTAATGACTTAGATTGGTATCCTAAACTAACAGAGTAATTACTGCTAGCATTAACGTTGTTACCTATTGCAACAGCCATTACTCCATTAGATGCACTAATATTACCGATACAGATTGCACCTTGTCCGCTTGATGATACAGAATAACCAATTGATAGTGCATTTCCGCCTGTAGCTTGAGCAATGTAGCCAATAGCAATGCCGCCAAGACCTGATGCTAATGTAGAATTACCAATTGCAATTGAACTAGATGCACTTGCAGTTGCAGTTGCGCCAAGAGCAATACTATTTGCGCCTTGAGCTCCATAGGTACTCGTATTATCTCCAATAGCCGCAGCGAAACTATCTGTGCCGGAAGCGTATGAACCACCTAATGCCATTGCCCCTGCGCCTGTTACAGAAACAGCGGCAGAACCGCTAGAAGCAGCCCCTAGCGCAGTTCCATAAGATACTGTAGCTGACGAGCCGTAACCAATAGATACGCTACCATAAGTTCCTCCGGCAACTGCCCATGCACCTAACGCAACCCCATAACTACTAGAGCAAGCATTATTTCCTTTACCGATAGCAATAGAATAAGTACCTGAACAATTACCGCCGATAGATACACTGTAATTACCTGATGAAGTACCGCCAAGACTTACAGAATCATTACCAGTTGCAATCGGTCTATCTGAGGAGCTTGATATATTCTCAGCATACCCTCGCATCGGCTTTTTATCATCAATCTGCCAGTTTGTACCATTACAAACGATAGCAAGTCCTTCACCTCTGCGTAATACTAACGTAGCAACACCATCAATCGTTTCAGTTAAATTTGGGTCAATTGTGATTGCGTCTGTTGATGTATTAGATGTATTCCAAATAGTACAAGTGAACCCACTACCTAATGACGCGGCTGCTGTTAAGCCGACAGTGAATGTACCGCTGGTACAGTTGATGATTTTACCCAAGTCACTTGCTACGACTGTGTATGCACTAGCTTGATTTGAAATAGTTTTAGTGCTAGTGCTGGTTGCAGAATACACCTTTGGAATAGATTGTAATTTCCAGTTTGATGTAGATGATACATATATAAATGTAGCGTATGTACCATTAACATCTAAAATTATTGATGTGCTATCTCCCTCAATAGTTTTACCGTTTGCTAGTACTGTTAAATTTTTAGTTGCAAATGAATTAGTTGTATCAAGTACACCGATAACATCTCCGTCAGCCGGTAATGCAGGGAACGATATACTAAATGCTCCGCCTGAGGTATTACATCTAACTAAATCACTAGCGGCAGCAATATAACCGTTTGCAATTTTAATTGCAGTTGGATTTAAACTGCCGCCAATTGCACCCCATGCTGCTCCATTATACCCTTCAAATGACGAAGTACTTGTGTTAAATCTTAAATTACCAGCAACTGCAGTTGGGCGCGAGCTAGTATCACCAGATGGAATTGATAGTGTAGCACCAACAGTTAATCCTGCCCCTAACGTTAATGATGTTGGAAATGGTGCCGACACCCAACTTGATCCATTTGAAGTTAAAAAGTTGCCGCTAGTTCCGGCAGAGGTGATTCCTGTTCCGCCATTTAGTACCGGCAATGTTCCGTAATTTGCCCCTCTTAATGTTGAGGATAAATTTTTAGCCATTTAGTTTTCCTTGTATGATTAGTCAAATAATAAACTATTTATAACTATCACAGTGCTTGGATTTGCTTAGTTAACAGTTCAATCTGTGCAATAAGTTCTTCTTTAGTTGGTTGAATAGGAGTAATATCAATTAGTGCTTATACTGCACTTTCATCAATAATATCCCATCCAAGTAATTCTTCATTCCACACATACCGATTACTATCTTGCGGATATTCAACCGGTGGTTGAAACGTACAAGTTGCTTCATTAAACGTCCATGATGGGTGATAATTGTTCCATGCTTCTTTAACTGTAGTTTGTTTTTCTAATTTTTCTTCAGCAGTCATATCTCTAATATGATGAACATCAGTGTAACTACCGTCTACTAATTCGTATGTTAGTCCTTCGTAAACTTCGTATATATTAATAGTTGGTTGTTCAACTCTAGTAAACAGTACCCAATGATTAGGTATTTCTCCAAATGCTTGAATTAAATTATCTTCAATTGCTGGATGATTTTTTGGTTGATTATTCTCTGTTTCAATATATAAATTCATATGTTATCCGTGTACTTGATGATACAAACTTATATTATTTAATAAGCAGTTAATGGTTACAGCCATATTAGACTCCGATAGCGCCTTCCATATCTGATTGGATTGCGACCCAATTATAAACTTTTTCTAAAAATACAGAACCTTCTTGTGCTTCAACATCTGATAGCAATGCGTGATACCGTCTAAAATCAATATCTTTAGTATCATCATTAGTTGGCTGAGTTGCATATCCAACTACGTCAATCATAACTGAAAATGTTGCAGCTCGTTGCCGAGATACTGACGCAGTTACTACTCTAAAGTATGCACCTTCAAATGGTACACCATAATTTGATGTTGCTAAATCTATTTGTAATGCCATGTTTGTTTCCTTATAATGTGTATATTTATGCGTATGTTACTTTGACAGCATAGCATCTAAATTGCATACCCACCTAATAGTAGTTATCTAAATCTTAATGAATAGATCGTAACATACATTTTTTATTTAATAGTTGTTGTTTTCTTTTTGTAAATCCATTTTCTATAAAAACCAGGAGCAGTAGTTCTGTATTTAAAATTTGCAAGTCCAGATTCGTATGGTGTAATTAACCCAACTTCTGCAGTAATAGTTTCTCGTTTGTACGGAATTATCTGTAACATCGGTGTACCTGCATATATTTTAACATGCATCTCACGTAATGGTGAAAACATTACATTAAGAGTATGATATGAATCATAATCATTAATGCCAGGATATAAAAATAAATCTCTTAAAAATGGTGAATGAAATAGTGCAGGCAGTACTAATGCCGAATATCCAGGTTTAGTAAATACCTTCCACGGACATGGTAACTTTATTGCATGATGTGCAATGTTATCGTCAATGTTTGCAGCTCCGGCAACTACACGATAATCCATAGGTTCAAACGGGTTACATACAAAGTGTCGGCCTTTACCAATAATAATTTCTGCAGTTGTGCGAGTAACTATAATTTCAAAATCTTCCCATGCTGGAATAATATATCCAGTTCGGTAATAATCGTGCATTCCCGGACATGATGAAAATTTATGAGTTTTGTTGTGTTCGGCAGTTTTAAGTTGTGTAACTAACCATTCTGGTTTTACATCTAATGCACGTTGAACTGGTTGTCCAATCTCATATCCGGGCACATCGCATTTAAATTTAATTATAGGCTGCGGGTTTACTAATTCACTAACTATTGCTTTAATAGAAGAGAACATTGACATTATTTTTTTACCCTAATGTTGTTAACATAATAACTTGTTTGGTTTGCTTGTTTAGAGCTAGTAACTTCACGATTGTGCCATTCAGTATTAGTAAATTCTCTTACTTTGTAATCAGAAATTGTAGTGCTACGTTTAAACGGAATACACTGAATTATAGGAGTTCCGGCAAGTACAAAATCGTCATAATTAGTAGCCATCCAACATGTTGGAAAATTAATTTCTCTATCATATTTATCAGTATCTACTACTGCACCTAATGTTATAAACCGTGTTTCTAAATGATTAATCGGTGACACAAACAAACAAGAATAGCCAGGTGGAGTTTTAATTACAAAATGATTAATAAATTTAATTAAGTGATTTTTAGGAAATGGAAAATTTGGACTTACTTGATCCTGCGAGTGTTCTTCTGTTAACTTAACAAATCGATTTTCTGTAATTTCTATTAACGATGCATCGTCGTTTGATCGAATATGCACATCACCAGCTAATGGGATAATATACCCGTGTGTCATTGCATCTAACATTGGTAAACATTTTTTAGCAGTCATTGACACTCCCCCAGTAATTGTATCTCTATTAGATTTACAATGGGTCGGTATAGATCTATACCAATTTGGTATAAATTTATTAGCTGGAGCAGGAGGTATTAATACCTCTGCATTTTCTTTAGTGGTTAAAAATTCAATTAGAGGAGATTTAAAAATAGAAATTAATGACATATACCCTTTTGAGTGTTATTTAAATTTTGGACCAAGCACCCAGCATACTAAACTCTTACGCTTGCCAGATAATACTTCAGTTACTTGATGTGGAACAAAGGCAGGAAACATTAATACGTCTCCTTTTTTAACTTTTGTACTATTTATTTGGTCTGGATTTCCTGCAGGTATAATTTGAAATTCTCCACCTGTAAATTCAGTTTCTGGATCAGATAATATTACCGATACTCCTAATTTTCTATGGTACGGGCCGTATGTTTCTTTTGAATCTCCATCAATATGCCATTTATAATAGCCGCCAGTTTTATATGTAGTGTATTGAAAAGAATCAATATGCGACAATGCAAATTGAAATTTATCAGTGTTAACTCTAGAAACAATTTCTGCCATTTTGTTAAATAACCAAGCAGTATGTTCTCCAGGTTGAACCCACGAAATTGAACTATGCCTAATTGCTATCTCTTCAGTTCCTGCTCCTAAGTTTCCAACTTTAGCTTGCTGAAATTCTAAGTTATCACCAATTTTAATAATTTCTGCAATATCTTCATCTGTAAATGCGCCAGACCAACAAATTATTGGCTCAAGTGCTGAGTGTATATCCGGTATTGTAAACATAATATTATATTTTAAATGTAGTTCTAACGTACCTACCTAAGGTACGGTTAGTTCTAGTATTTAATAAAATTAAAACATTGATGGATAGTATTTGGTATATTTACAATTAATAACTATCTAATTCGTCATGGGTTGTTGCAGAAGTAATTGATTGAATGTTAGCATCTAATGTTATCTTTGCTTGCTCTATTACAGTAATATCAAACACTGTTTGATCAGTAATTACTAAATGTAACATTGAATTTATCGTAGTTAAGAAAGTATTTTTAACTTTTCGTAATTCTAACTGTTGACGTTCAGCAACAGTTGATTCAATAACTTGATATGAAATGCCAACCGGACTAGTAGATAAATCATATTGCGGAATAACAAGATATCTCGTAGTAACCGTTGGTTCTGCTTCTAATTCAATCGCATCTCGCCAAGTGTCAGTATCAGATGGTTGAGATGATTCTTGCTTCCATAAATTAATCATACCGTTGTCATTAATTTTTACTTTAAATGTTGTAGCCATGTTAGTTCCTTTTAATTTTTTATAATGTAAATGTAATCGTAACGTATCCACCAGCTGGTACTGTTACTGGTATTGGACTTGTATTGTATACCGGAGTTGAATATGTGATTGTCGGCGATATATATGTAGCAGTACTTGTATTGCCACCGGGCATAGTAATGCCTAGTATGTTAAGTGACGGACCTACTGAATAATTTGTTGCATATACGCCTGTATTTCCAGCGACGTAATTCCCAGGTGTATAATATGATGCGTTTACTCCGGTATTTCCAGCAACGTATATAGACCACGGGACACCTGGAATAGTATAATAATTTGATGCGTTGGTATTAATAGCATTTTGATATCCTATTCCGTATTGTGGATCAGTTGCTGAATAGTAGGTCCATCCTGTCGTTCCTCGATACGTATTTGACGGAGTAAATCCAGGAGCAGTTGCAGTAAACGTTTCAGATGCAGTCCAATTTGTAAAATGATATACAATTTTATTTGTAGAATTATACGTTTCGCCCCAATATCCGCCAGTTACTACGTATGACGTAGTTCCTGATTGCGCAGTAGATGGGTTATAATTGCCAGAATTGTAAGTTGAATTATTGTACGGATTACCAGGAGTTGTGACTCCGGCATTAGTATACGAATTATCAAACGGATTACCGGAAGTGGCTATTGCAGTACCTCCTCTCCCTGATACATATATCTTTTGTTTCCCATATCTTGGATTATAAGTTCCAGTTACATTAAGTGTAACTGGTGAAGTATCAGCAGGAGTTAATTCTTTTATTACCCTACTAAAAAATTTGCCAATCATGGTTATCTAACTCCATACATTGCTAAACTGCCAGCAAATGTCGCTCCGGCATCAGTTGTAAAAAATGTCCAAACATCATATCCGCCAGTGCCAATTACAGTTAATGTAGCAGGTGGAATTACACCATTTGGCCATTTAATATTACTAGCAACACCTGCACGTTGCCATGCTAAACTTGCAATTGCTACGTTGTTTTTAACAATAACATTTATTGAAAATATATTTGCACTAGTCATTGTAGCCGGAGTTCCGGTAAAATTAAAAGTTTTTGCTTGACTAGCAGTAGTATCGCATGTAATAATTATTGTCGATGTTGTTGTGGTAGTTAGATCAATTGTAAGAGTAGTTGCAGTACTTGATAACGTAGTAGTTGGTTCTATTATACCAATAACACCACTACCATTAATTGTAATAGTAGTACCATCAACTTTTACACCACCAAGTTGCGATGCAGATGCAGTTGCTATTCCAATAGTTCCACTAGTATTCGTAATACCACTAGTACTAACTGCAGGAATAATTACACCACCTAATGCACTAGTAGTAGCAGCAGTTAACGAGTAAGGAGCTGCAACTGATATTGTTCCGTCACCTGCAATTGCAACATTTGATCCTTGTTTAACTCCACCAAGTATTACTGATGTAGAAACTGGTAACGAGTAAGGAGCTGCAACTGATATTGTTCCGTCACCTGCAATTGCAACATTTGATCCTTGTTTAACTCCACCAAGTATTACTGATGTAGAAACTGGTAACGAGTATGTGCTTGCACCACTAATGACACCACTACTGCTAATCATTATTGATGATCCGTCAACTTTTACACCACCTAGTTGTGTACTAGATGCAATTGTTAATGGCGTGCTACTACCAGTTCTTAACAGTGCTGATAATTTTTTTGACATTTAGTTTTCCTTATATGTTATTTATAATCAAATATTACTTATAAATAGTCGGATCTACCTACGGATTAATCCATGAAATTGTTAATTCGTCCCATTGATAATATTTTCCATTTATCCTAGATTGACGTTGCATAAAGTGGCGCACCTAATTGAGTAGTATCACTGCTATTCCATCCTACAGCTACAACTAATCCGGCACTATTAACTGCTATTCCTTTTATACGCGATAAAACTCCAGTTCCCATAGAAACTGGAGCAGTCCATGTATATCCATCAGTTGACGTAGCATACATAGCGTTACCATAAAAGCGAGGTTGACTGGCATGTAATGTGGTTTGCTGAAAATTAGACGTCTGCATCGTATAAAAATCACCAACTGCTACAAATAATCCAGATGGAGTGACTGTTATTGCACTCAATCTACCAAAACCTGTGCCCATGCGAACCGTAACATTAGGCCAATTATATCCATCAGGGGATGTAAGCGATACTGATTGGACTGTTACGTTGTAATAATTTTCCTTAGCTCCTACAGCTACAGCTACGCCGGCATTATTAACTGCTACTGCCCAGCATTTTGTGTCAAATTGTATTGTACCATTAGGAACACCACGGAAGTTCCAGGTAATACCGTCAAGTGAATCTGACATTCCCACGCCGGCGTCAGTGTAAGTGTTAGAATTAATAGCTATAAATCTGCCAGTAGTTTGGTTTACTGTTACTGCAACATAGCGATAACCATCTACTGCATATGGAGTAGTCCAAGTAGATCCATCCGTGGATGTAGCAACCATTGCACCTTGATTACTATTATCAAGATAATAATCAGGATCCAGAACAGTGCCGGTATGCCCTACAGCTACAAATCTTCCGTCGCTTTCTCTAACTGCTACTGCCCACATTTGTGCAACTGTGGTACTACCGTTCATAAGTGCCGGTGTAGTCCAAGTTGATCCATTAGTTGATGTTGCATACACTGATTGAGAACTACTATTATACCCTACAGCTACAAATTTTCCGTCGCTTTGTCTGCATGTAATCCCAGTCATATATGCAACTGTGGTACTACCATTCATACGCGCTGGTGTAGTCCACGTTGATCCGTTAGTTGAGGTTGCATACACTGGATAATTGCTACTATCATATCCCACCGATACAAATAGTCCGGTACTAGTCTTACATGTTATAGCCTTCATTCTTGCATGTGTTGCACTAGCACCTAGTTGGGCCGGTGTAGTAAATCCAGCAATATTAGCAGGACCTGACTGTTTAACTGATGTAAACATCTGCATAATACCTGTCATGACACATTACCTGATACAACACATACACTTGCACTTACGAATAAAATTGTAGCAATACCACGAGTAGCTAATGTGATAGATGCTTTTGCTGTATTAGTTCCAGCAATATATGCTGTAAGCGCACTGGTTGTAATAGTGATGTTACCTGTCGTGTTGTTATAAACAGAGATTGCATCGCCATTTGCAAACCTAGAAGTTGGTACAACAACAGAGCCACTTGCTCCAACACCGACATATTTACCTACATCAGTAAGCACTAGTTCATAAGCCGTAGTTTTATCACTACCAGTCTGCGGGATGTTTTTGTATCCTACTGCATTTGTACCATCTACCGTGCAAGATGACAACGTACCGCTAGATGGTGTACCTAATGCGCCGCTAGGCGCTAAGAAATCTGTACCGGCAGATGCAGTGGTAATTGCACCTGTACCATTGCCTTTTAAAATACCGGTAAGTGTAGTTGCGCCAGTACCGCCATTTGCAATTGGCAGTGTGCCGGTTACATTAGTAGTTAAATTAGCAAATGTAGTAGAAGTTGAACCAGTACCACCGTTTGCAATTGGCAACGCAGTTCCAGATAAGCTAATTGCAATAGTACCGCTTGTTGTAATTGCCGATCCTGCTGATAAAAAAGATGGTACTGTAATACCAATCGAAGTTACAGTACCTGTATTTGATGTAAAACCAGACGGATTAGTTGCGGCATACGCACCTAATGCAGTTAATGCGGTGGCAGCAGTTGTAGAACCAGTCCCGCCTTGCCCAACTGGTAACGCATTTGCTAGTACTAGATCAGTTGCTCTAATTTTACCGCCAGCATAAATTGCCCATCCATTTGTTATTGTAGTATTTGTAGATGCAATCGGTGCATCTACAAATAAACTAGCAGCATTAGTAATCGTTACTGCATTAGTACTAGCCAATGTCGGGCTTGCCATAACATTAACATAACTACTTGCAATTGTACCTGTACTAGAAGTATCAGTATATGTTCTTGATTGTAATTTTAAATTAACACCGCTAGTTGCCCATGATGCTGTACTAACTCCGGTTGAAGCAGTAGATAACGATTCTGCAACAACTAATGGTCCTGCAACGGTAGTAGAAACTCCAGTTGCGCCAATCCCAGTTGAAACAATATTTGGAGTCCATGCATATGCACTTCCAGTCCAGTTTAAATAACCGGTTGACGGATTAGCTAATGCAGGAATATCACTGTTAGCAACTGTTGGAGTGTTATTGCCAGATCGTAATATGGATGATAGATTTTTTGACATTTAGAAATTCCTATATCGTATATTTAGCTAACAGTTAAGCTGGGTTAACAGGGTATTCTATATTGTATGTAAAATTAGTATGTCCTGTAATATCGAGTAATGTTTGTCTATAAGTTGCCCATGCTTCGTTATCAACTAGTGCATCTGCATTAAAACTGTCAAGAATTTCTTTAACTAACAGCTGAGGAAAACTTGTATTTGGATACATTGCTCTAAATTCAGATTCTGATACTGCTTGTTGTGTGTCTAATAATAAAATTTCCATGTTATTCCTTTATGCTATTGCTAAAAATATGTAAGTTGCACTCGTAACATTAATGTTAGTTGCTGCAAGTTGATTTACTATAAAACCAGAATTATCTGGGTCAATTGAATCATCTGTTGCTTCGGCTGCTGTTGTGTTTAGTGTTACATAAGGATCGTTTCCGCCAACAATCCCTCGTACCGTATCCCATACATACCAATTACCTGATGCATCAATGCGCTTAATTAAAATAAATCTTGCTCCTGCTGCAAAACCGCAGCTTATAGTTTGTGAGCTACCGTTGCCTGTATATGAGCCTACTTTACTAACACCGGCTAGTGTGGCAAACAGATAAGCCACCGAAGGGGAAGAAGTATTTCCAAACGAATATACAGGGTTAAAGGTTGTATCTGTTAAACCGAGTGAACTAGCCGTTTCGGTAAATGAAAAACTTAGAGCAATAGTTAGGTTTAATTTTGTTCCACCATAACCGGTAGACGCCTTCGCTACAACATTCCAATCAGAAGCAATAGTTCTTGACCTATATATAAGTAATTCAGGTATTACTCCTAAACTATGGTTAACATCTTGGTAGCCTGAAACACCAGTCCAGCATACTATGTCAAAGAATCCGGGGGCGCGTTTGAACATCCATCCCATTCTAGTTGTAAGGTCTGATCGAGCTGAAATATAATTTACACCATTCATAGTATCCATTCTCCAATCTGCAGATGCGATTTCACCACCTGTACTCTCGGTTGACATATATTGGGGTGCTCCTCTTAACCTATCTTGCACATAGCAAGGACCAGCAGCAACTTTTGCAAGCAATAAATCAACAGCGATGGGAGAATTAAAAGCCTTAACACTAGGTGTTGTATCTAATCCATAAGAGCAAGAAAAAACCTGCGTCCCCGTTGTAGGCGGTTTGTTGGGGCGGCGGATTGCCATGTAGATGTAGGTTGCACCGCTAGCATTAAACCCCGCTGCAGCCGTGTTAATTTGAAAGCCAGTTGATGTAGGCGCAACGAACGTTCCGGTAAATTCAGCAGCAGTTGTATCAGGATTTAGGACTGCATCATTACCATCTGCTGTCATACCACGCATATTATCAACCATCTGCCAGCTACCAACTCCGGTAGCATTTTTAATAAGTAAAAACTCCGGTTCCCAACCTAAAGAAACAATTGGTCCAGTAGCACTGCCGTTACCGGTATATTTCCCACACTTAATCATACTATCCGCAGCCGTATTGTGGGCAAATAGGTAGGCAACATACGTTGCTCCGGACTCATTTGTACTGTCACCTGGCTGGTTTGCCGATGTTCCAACACTAAATTGTGTATCAGTTGGCAATGTAAATGATCCATTCCACCACGACTGCCAATTTGGCGAATTTAATAACAGGTCATATCCAGACGTATATCCCCAATTTCCGTAACTATTATGAATAACAATCCAAGGACCGGCAGCGTTAGTGCGTTTAATTATCGTCATTCCTGGTATAATTCCTAATGAATGCGACAGTGTTTTTAAAGATGTTCCATCTCCCGTATAAGTTACTATGTCAAAAAACTTTGCGGCTTTGCGGAATGTCCATGAGACGTATGTATTACCTGAAATATTTCCTTGAACATCGGATCCAACAGAAAATCCATTAGAATTAAATGCAGTTACATTAGTTGAATATTCTTCCCCATTAGTTACTGATGTATATAGACGATATGAAGGTCTACATATTATTCCTTGTGACGCGGCATTTCTACATTTTAACCACACTATCCCGCCGTTTCCAGCTAAATCAATGCCGTTAGTAATAGTTTGCGATGTGCCGTTTCCGGTATAGAGATATGTGCTGAAAAAGGCATTAACATCAGTTGTCGTAGGTACGCTGTTACCTGCACTACTACTAGCAGCTGATTGGACTATATCACGAACACTCATTTTATATCCTTACCAAGTACAAGACCGGTCCAAATTGTTCCTCCATCGTGTGTAAAGAATCCTAATGTGTCTCTACCTGTAGTAGTTAATGTAGGTGGAGTACCTCCTACCCATTTAACACCCCAAAATGTAACTGCTGAGCTGCCACCGTTGGTTAAATCTAATATAAACGAACTAACTGTACCAGCAGCCGGAACATTACTTACTGTTAATGATACTGCACCAGAAATTGTTTTAGTAAAATAAGATCCTAACGATAGATCAATATTTAACGCAGACATTGCTATTCTAGTTTCGTATGCACCGATTGATGTGATTGTTTTATTAGTTAATGTTTGAGCATCAGTTGTTCCGACCACTGCGCCGGTTACATTAATAGTGTATGCTAACGCTGTCCATGTACTAGTCCCGTTTCCTATTTTAAATTTATTTGTTGCTAATTCGACACCGATTTCACCTTGTGCTAATATTGGATTTACTGATGTCCAATTTGCTGCAGTGTCGTGTCTTAATTGTAGTTGAACAGCCATTATAACTCCTTATTCTTATGCTGCGCCGCCGGCGTTTATTGACGACAATCCTAATCCACCGTATGTAGATGCAGCAGAGCCACAATCTATATATGTCATGTTATTAACTGAACTTATTACTCCACTACCGTTAATTGTAATCGTAGAACCATCAACTTTTACACCACCTAATTGCGTAGTACTTGCAGTTGGCAACGATCCTTGCGATCCTTGTAATACTTTCCAGTTAGTTGAACTTTGATTGTACACTAATGAAACATAGGTTCCATTAGTATTTAATACTAATGACGATGTGTTTTGAACAGTATTTCCACTACCGGGTAATATTGTTAAGTTATTTGTAGAGAATGAACCAGCACTTGCTACGTCTACAAAGTTAACAATACTACCGTCATTTGGGCTAGTTGGTAATGTTACTGAAAATGCAGCTGAGGTTGTATTGCATCTTACTAGGTCGTTTACTGATGCAATATAACCATTGCTAGTTTTAATTGCAGTAGAAATAATGCCAGTTCCCGTTGGGGTTTCTAAAATTCGCCAATTACTATTAACATCGTTATACACTAATGCTATGTAAGAACCGTTTATATCAAGAACCAACGAAGTAGTGTCGTCTTCAATTGTTTTAGAACCAGCTGCTAATATTATTAAATTATTAAGTGCAAACTTTCTATGTGTATCAATAACACCAATAATATCCCCATCTACTGGAGCACTTGGTAATGTAATTGAAAACGATCCGCTAGTGGTATTACATCTAACTAGATCGTTTGCTTTAGCAACATAACTATCAGCAATTTGTATTGCAGTTGGACTTAGACCACCGCCGACGCTACTTATTACACCGCTACTATTAATTGTAATTGTATTACCGTCAACTTTTACAGCACCTAATTGTGTAGTACTTGCAGTCGGCAACGAACTTTGTAATAATTTCCAGTTAGTTGAACTTTGATTGTACACTAATGAAACATAGGTTCCATTAGTATTTAATACTAATGACGAGCTGTTTTGAACAGTATTACCACTACCGGGTAATACTGTTAAATTATGTGCAAAAAATGATCCAGCACTTGCTACGTCTACGAAGTTAACAATGCTACCGTCATTTGGACTAGTTGGCAATGTTACTGAAAACGCAGCAGTTGTAGTGTCGCATCTTACTAAGTCGTTTACTGATGCAATATAACCGTTGCTAGTTATAATTGTAGTAGAACTAGTACCAGTTCCAAGTGGAGTTTCTAAAACTCTCCAATTGTTGTTAACGTCGTTGTACACTAATGCTATGTAAGAACCGTCTATATCAAGAACTAACGACGTGTCGTCTTCAATTGTTTTAGAACCAGCTGCTAGTATTGTTAAATTATTAAGTGCAAATTTTCTATGTGTATCAATAACACCAATAATATCTCCATCTACTGGAGCACTTGGTAATGTAATTGAAAATGCTCCACTTGTGGTATTACATCTAACTAGGTCGTTTGCTTCAGCAACATAACCATTAGCAGTTTGTATTGCAGTTGGACTTAGACCGCTGCCGGCGCTACTTATTACACCACTACCGTTAATTGTAATTGTATTACCGTCAACTTTTACTCCGCCTAGTTGAGTAGTTGATGCAGTTGCTAACCCAATTGTTCCACTGCTATTTGATAATCCGCTTGTACCAACTGCTGGAATTATAACACCACCTAACGCACTAGTAGTAGCAGCAGTTAATGAATACGTATTTGCTCCACTTATTACACCACTTCCGTTAATTGTAATAGTAGTACCGTCAACTTTAACTATACCTAAAACAGAAGTAGATGCCATAGGTGCGGCACTAACTACTGCTTGCATATCTAACATCTTCCAATTGCCGGTTATTTGTATATACCCAAATACTATGTACGTACCTCGTATATTTAATAACATAGCAGTTCCATCGTTTTCGATAGTTTTGCCATTTGGTAATACTGACACGTAGTGTATGTCAAATGTTTCAGCAACATCCATAAATCCAATCATATCACCGTCGTTAGGTGATGCAGGTAATAATACTGAAAACGATCCGGCAGTTGTATTGCATCTAACTAAGTCATTTGCAGATGCAGTATAACCGTTTGCAATTTTAATCGGAGTTGGGGTTAATCCACTGCTACCACCGCTACCACTACCAATTGAACCCCATGCTGATCCGTTATATCCTTCAAATGATGCAGTAGTAGTATTAAATCTTAAATTACCTGCAACTGCACTCGGTCTTGATAACGTATCGCCCGACGGTACAGTTAATGTAGTGTTTACTATTAACCCATTTGCAGCAGTTAATGTTCCAAATATTTTTGAAGAAGTTGTTGAACTATTACCAATTACAGTAGTATTACTACCTAACCCTACTGCAGTTGCACCGATAACGATCTCGTTTGAATTAGTTGCAGATGAACCAACTGTATTATAACCTACATAAATGTTATTTGATCCAGTTGTGTTTGCATTTGCACTATTTGCATAACCGGCATAATAACCTAAAGCAGTGTTACCTGCACCTATAGTTGTTGATTTTAGTGATTGAAAACCAATTGCAACGTTATCGTTGTTAGTACTATTAAATAATGCATATCCGCCAACTGCAACATTGTTACTTCCGGTAACGTTAGCAAGCAATGTTTGATAGCCAATTGCAGTGTTATCTGCGCCTACAGTAGTAACCTTAAGTGATTGATATCCAACTGCAGTATTCTCTGCACCTGTAATGATTGCTGCTAACCCTTGATAACCAACGATTGTATTTGATGCAACATTGCTATTACCGAGACCTACAGTTAATGTATGTATTGATGCATCAACAGTTGTAGTAATAGCACTTGACCAAATGCCTGAGGTAATAGTACCTACACTCGATAATGACGATAATGTAGTTACTGCTGAGTTAACTAATGTTCCGGTAGTTGGAAATGTAACATTTGTATCTGCAGTAGTAGTTAACGTTAACGAATTACCAGTAGTTATTAAAGATGAGCTGTTTGCTAGTGTTAAAGTTGCACTAGTTGACGGCGCAGTAATAGTTACTTTGTTTACTTTTGAAGTAAGTAAATTTCCAATCTGTAAAGTATCGTAAGTTGCATTTGAAAAATCAACAGTTGTAGTTGGTTCATCTAGTACGTTACTAAACAACTTCCATACAGAATCAGTTGCATCCCTTACTAACCCAGCATGAGTGTCATCGTCAACACCATTGTTGTATCGTCCGATAAGTCCAATATCTAGTAAATCTGCAGTATTGTTAGCAGCTAAGTAAATTAACGCATCGTTAACACTTAAATTAGTAGCACTGAGTTGGTTAGCAGTTCCATTAAAAAATATGTTTCCTTCGACTTGTAAATCATGATTAATCTTAGTTAATCCAGGTAATGCTGCGCCTATTACAATTGATGTTGCAGCTCCGGCAAAATTTACAGTAGTTGCATTAGTGTTAATTAAATTAAAACTAGCACTTGGTGTTGTTAATGATGTAGAAATTGCAGGACTAGTTGACAATACAACACTACCTGTACCGGTTGATGTAGTTGTACCTGTACCGCCGCGGGCAACTGAAATAACTCCTTTTTGTAAAATGCTAGAAAGCGTTTTTGACATGTATTTTCCTTATATTTTTATGCAACTGGTGTTACTTGTAATTTCCAATTAGTGGTAGCTAACACATATACAAAGGTTACATATACTCCGTCAATATCAAGTATTAATGATGTAGCATCGCCTTCAATTGTTGTTCCAACTGGGGGTATAACTGATATATTATGCAGAGAACATGTGTTTGCAATATCAAGCACACCAACTACTGTACCGTCTTCTGGAGAAGTTGGCAAATAAATTAAAAATGAACCATCTGTTGAATTTGTTCTAACTAATTCGGCAGGTTGAGCATTATAATCTGATATCTTAACTGAAGTTGAATTTAACCCATCACCTACACCAACGTTTGCTAGTCTTCCCCAGTTAACACCGTTATGCCCTTCGTAATAATTGTAAAATGTATTATATCGGATGTTACCTACTGTAGGAGAACTTGGCCTAACTGACGAATCTCCTACCGGTATAGTTAATGATGCTGATATATTTGTTGTATCAAAATTAACTCCGGATAATGATAAACTACCGCTAGATCGATTAAGAGCAAGTGCAGTAGTACCAACATAGATTGACGAATTACCTAATACTGTAGATGGTATAGTTCCAGTTAAACTAGATGCAGTTAAGACAGTTAAATTTTCACCTGATATTGCACCAAACAATCCTGACCAAGTACCTGTTGTAATAGTGCCAATACTTGATAACAACGATAATGTAGTTACTGCCGAATTAACCAGTGTGCCACTAGTTGGCAATGTAACATTTGTGTCTGCAGTAGTCGATAGCGTTAGAGAATTGCCAGTAGTTATAAGTGAAGAGCTATTAGCTAATGTTAAAGTTGCACTATTTGACGGAGCAGTAATAGTTATTTTGTTTATAGATGTAGCAGTTGCAACACCTAAATTAGGAGTTACTAATATTGGGCTATTTGATAAAACAACGCTATTTGTACCTGTACTAGAAGTAACACCAGTACCGCCCGAAGAAACTGGTAATGGTGACGTTAATGTTAATGCTGGCATACTAATACTGTATGCCCCGTCAAATGTTAAGTTACCATTAAGCGTCCAAGTTTGTGCAAAATTAGATAAAATATTACCACGATTCATTGCGAGTGCATAGTTTGCAGATCCGCCAGTTGCGTCACCGTATAACCCAATGTTTAAACCGCTGGCATGTGTGTCGTTTGAGTAACCTCTTACTCCGATTGCAGAACCGCTATCTGAAGATGCAGATACATGGGCTTCACCTACTACCCCGCCTGATCTAGTACCAGCGTTAGTATAACCTACACCGTATACACCTATACCGTATATTGTTGGGTCAGTGGGATGTGCAGTTCCTTCTGCAACTAATCCAATATTATGTAATTCGCTTTGCTGTAAACCAACAGCAGTGTTTGATACTACAGCATCTGCATTTGGAAACCTAGTTTCATTTGCACCAGTACCTACTAAAACTTTATAGTTACTTGTTAAATCTGATGAAAAAACAATTTTATTAGAGGGTGCATACAGTATTAAATTTCCAATACTAGAAATAGTGTTATTTTTAATGTTAATATTGTTAATATCAATTTCGGAACTTTTAATTTTAGTTGATCGTGAAGTACCATTAACATCAAATAAGTATGCAGGCGAATCGGTACCAATACCAATTTTATAATTTGCAGGGTTTAAATCCGACACGCTCAAATACAATAAATTTGTCTCAAACGAAAGGTCCTCGTTGTTACGTAGTAAGTTTGAGGTTAACATGTGTCCAGATATTTTACCGAGTGCCATTTAATTTCCTTATTAAAATTTTATATTACTTGTCAAATCCGTGTAAAACTGTAACTACTTTACCAAACGGAACAGGAGAACTAAATTTTAAATAATATCCTGTTGGGGTCTGATTACTTTCAGATATAGTTACTGACGTGTTTACTGGTATAGTTGATGTAATAGTAGGGTTACTAATCACTGCGCTAATTAACGCATCAGTAGTTGGATCGGAAACATACGATACAATAGTAGTATTAGATTGAATATTTGCATTACCGTTAATTGCTGCTCCGGTAATATCAACTGATGTATAAATTGCGTCTGTACTTTTAATTTGACCGGCAACTGACATAGAACCAGGATTAGATACAAGTGCGTAAGTAACTGAGTTTGTAGTTGAATTTGTTACTGTATAGGTTCCGTTATATGCTAACGGAATAAAACCAGATACTACAATAGATGATCCAACAGCAAATGGTGTTTGGTCTAACGCAGTAAATGATAGTATTACAGAATTAGCCGACCATGATGCATTAGTACTAATTACATGACTGTTAAAGTACAAAGTAGATGATCCGGACGTAGCAGCAAAACTTAATTTAGGTGTATATACTTCTGACGGAATAGTTGGATTTTGAACAACTGTATAGTTAGTAGTTGCAAGTTGAAGAACGTTTTCAACAACTACTAAAACATTTTGCCCGCCCCATGATGTATTGCTTTGTACAGTAGATGGAGGTGCAGGGATTAATGGTCCAAAATATAAGTTAGTGCCGTCGCCTGCACCTAAACTTTGTTGGGTAATTTGGGTTGATTCTTTAAATCGTAAACTACGCCATGTGCCAGACTGATAAATTTCTAATTCGCCACCTGTAACTATATCGGTATTGTATCGCATCATTCCGTTAACTGGTAACACTGGACGTTGTGCAGTTGTGCCAGATGGCAAGGTTACATTGTTAGTAGTAGTCATTACTACTGCATCGTTAATATCAACAGAAAGCCGTTGATCATACGGTGCTCTACGATTTAAAACTTGTTTACGTAAATATCTCATATTATACCGCCAATGTACTTACTGTAGCTGTAATATTGCTCAAAGAATCTGTTTTTGCTACTATAAAATCGCCATTTGCTAACACCATTTTTTCTTGATCAAAGCTAACAGTTTCACCTGCAGGAACAGGAAGACCATTAACAATCATGTTTCCGTCGCCGGCTGTGCCGCCTGATGGCACTGCATATACATACAATAATGATTGATTTAATGTAGGAGTTGCAGGAACAAATGGAGATATATTACAAAAAATAATAGTTGTAATTGCGTTATTACCAGAACTAGTATAAATTGTTGTATTTGATGATGCTACTGATGTATTTAAAATTGCCATATGTTGTCCTTAGAATAGCATACTAAAAAGTAATGCTCTGTTTTTAGCGACTAATTCGTCTGTATTAACATCATTTGAAAAGAAAATACCTGATTTTCCTGGATAATTGCTTAACTGCGGTGTTAATTGTGATCTAGAATACAATTTAGTTTTAGTGCTAGTTGATGTTTGAAACGCTGTCTGATCGTCTAGTTCTAAAATTGCATTTAATTCTACTAAGTTAGCATCAGACGTTAGTATTAATGGGTTCGCACCTGTATTTTTAATTGTATTGTTAAACAAATTAAGAGTATCAACACTTAACCCGGTAGATGTAATAATTACACGTTGTGTTGTATCAATTTTAAATTTTATTTCCGACGTGTCAGTTGTTTCAACCATTGCTTTTATAGAACCGCTTAAGCCTGCTGTTTTTTTATAAATTGTGTCAACGTCGGCCATGCTACCTAAAAACGGTGTAAACGTCGGAGCAGGTTTTAAATTTCCAGAAACAACGTATGTGTTAACATATAATTTAGTTGTGAGACTGCTATCTATTAATCGATTTTCGTATAGTATTGAGTTATGAGTTGAATTAACAACTGTTAACGTTGTATCACTGCCTCGTAAATTAAATGCAATTCCATTTGTGTTAGTACCATTACTTGATATTGCACTTAGTTCAATTGATGATACTTGTAAACTTGCAAGAGTTGAGGTTGAATCTCTAGAAGTTGATAACACATATGTTCCAGCATCAGTACTGCCCGAAATTGGGTTATAATGACTAACGGATTCGTCATACACTACTTTTGTAGATAATATAACGCTACCGTCACGACCTCTATCAATTTGAATTCCTGAGCTACCTAATGTAATTCCAGAACCGTTAGTGTGAGGTTCACCGTTATTTAATACTAAAATATTATCACTAACTGTTGCGTTAATTGATTCAATAGTAGTTGTTTGCCCTTTAATATCAAGGTCACCGGTAATAACTACAGAACCAGTTGTACCGGTATCTAATGTAATAGAATTACCAGTAGGAACCTGTATTCTATAATCTCCTTGGCTAACTTTTAATATTTTTGACATTTATATTCCTTAAAAGAGGGCCTTGCGGCCCTCACTGTTTTATTATTAACCGTTATCAATTTTTACTGTACCAGTAACTGCAGTACTAAATGACCATGGAACTTGTTGAGCTTCGCCATTAATTAATGGAAATTCATGACCGGTTGTACCATAAGGAACAATAACTGCTTTATGATTAGTTAGTTTTTTAACATAATATGTTTTAGATAAACTATCAGTTGCAGTGATTGTCATTTCACCAACTGTATTAGCTGCAGCAGATGTTTTTAGTTGAGCAATAATAGCGGTTCCGCTAGTATCAACTGTGTTAACTTTATAACGATCTTTTGAAACTTGTTTAACAATGTCAGCTTGTCTAAGATTTGAACCAGTGTATGCATACGCAATAATTGCAGCTTCTGGATTAGTTGCTGAACCGGCTGCGGCAGTATTTGCAACAGGTGTTGTCATTACAACTGTACCAACTACTAATCCGCCAGCATTAGTAAGTGTAGTAGTCGGAACAGTTGTTGTGTAACCAGAACCTGAATCAGTTACTAAAACTTCTTTAGCTTGATATGTAAGTGTTAATACTACACCTGCACCACTGCCGCCTGTAGTAGTAGCTGATGTTAACGCTTGAAAACTACCACGTGATGCACCAGTGCCTGTAAAATTAACTGTTGCTACTGCACTACCTGATAATGTAGCAACATACGCAGTTGCTGTACCGCCTGAAGTTGTTATAGTAAGTAAATCACCAACTACGTAAGTACCGGTTTGTGTACCACTTACTGCAGCAGATGATACTTCAGATGTAATTGTTGCAGCAGGTGCTACACCACTTAAAAGATTAGGTGCACCTGTAAATGCGATTGTAGGACGAGTAGTATACGAACCAGCAGTTGTTACTGGTACGCTAGCTACGCCTTTACCGCCGATGCCATCATCTGCAGCTGTACTGATTGAACCGGTGTTACGGTTACCGAAATATTTTTTATTTATTGGACGTCCCATTTGATTTCTCCTTTTGACGTTTTATGTCGTACGCAGCGGGTACTGCATAAGTCCGCAAGTGCGGCACTTATTTGACAAAGTATTTATCCGTAGGTAATACCTAAGCCTATTTGATTTACAATAACTAAATCGCGATGCGGATATACTTGATTACTTCTAAAACTAATTGCAACTCCAAACGAATCATTTGAAACATCTGTGTTAGTTAACGTAGTTCCCCATGTTTCTGTAGGTCCGCCATACACATTTTTGTTACCGACAATAGGAAGTAACGGACTATTTTCACCTGTATACATATTACTTTGTACAGGGTTAACTGGACTAGCCATATTGTCGCCAATATATTCGTTGTTAAGTCTAAGTTGTATGCGTAAATCTTCAATTCTTGCAACTCTGTGAATATCTAAGTAAAGTTCTATACCAATTATAGGTAATTCTGTATCCGGAATATTAAATTTAGTACACCATAACTCGTTAGTGTTGCTAAGGAACTTCTCCATCCACAACCCGCTAATAGTATGTAATGGTTGCTTGCTAGTAATACTGTTGTCCGGAGATAAAGTACCATTAATATTCCATCCTATTAAAGGTTGAATTAACTCATTTTGTTCGCCGTATTCGGTTATGTTATTAGGATAATAAAATTTAGTAGTCATAATGTATTTACCATAAAAAAAGGGCTCCTAAGAGCCCTTTTGTGTAAAATAGAGTTAAGTAAACCTTAGCTAAATTTAACGTTGTTGTAGTTAATACCAACACGACCTAAATAGTCAGCAGCGTTACCCAAAGATGACGCAGTGTTAGAAAGTTCAACATAACCATAACGTGTCATGAACGAAACAACTGGTTCAAATGTTGATGGATCTAAAACAACACCTGATGACATCAAAGGAATGTACGGGCAATAAAACGCAGGAGCGTCTGATTCTGAACCACCTTTGTAACCAATTAAGATTGCAGTGTTGTCAGTTGCATAACTGTTTACATACACTTTCAATGAATTGTTCAATGTACCAACAAATTTAGTGTTAGTAGGAGCTTCAAAAGTACCTTCAGTTGTACGAGCAAAAGCTGAAGTAGTAGCTGATTGTAAAATTGTTAATGCAAATGGAGATACAACAGCGTAGTTGCCAGCGCCACGACGTGTACGTTGTGCAATCAAGTTACTTACACGATTGATTTGAACAGCTAAAGCAGCGTGTTCGTCACCTACGAAAGTAGCTGTACCTGAAACTGCAGCTTGGTTGTATGTTTCAACATCTGAACCAGCCAATGTTAATAATGAAGCAATAATTTCTTGATCAATCTCAGCAGTAATTTCTTGAGCTAAAGCAGCCATAATTTCTGCTTCAACGTCAATACCTTGTTGTGATTGAGCATCTTGAGCAGCTTCAAATGTCCAGCGAGCTGATAACTTACGAGTTTTCGCTTCAACTGTTTGTTTCAAGATTTGAATGCTCATTTTTTTGCCTGCTTGTCCTTCTAAAGTTGCAGTTGAAGCAGCTTTAGCAGAAGTTGTGCTATCGTTGCCTGAATATGATTCTGCAATTTTGAATGGGCTCAATGCTTCTTCGCCTGCTACAGTATTATTTGAGCTGTCTGCATAACGAACACGCAATGTGTGGATTTGTCCAACTGGGCCAGTCATTGGTTGTACGCCAACTAATTCGTTAGCAATAACGGTTGGCATTACACGTCTAATTACTGGTAAAATTACACGGTTTAAAGTTGATACGTTGCCAGCAGATGTTGCACCAGCAGTAGGAGATTCCATCAAATACTTACGTGTATTTTCAAGTGTTACGCCCATTACTGATTTTTTTGTACCTTGCAAACCCTCTAAAAGAGCTGCTTTTGTTTCTGCCCAACGGCCATTAAGTAGTTCTGACATTTAAATTCTCCTAAATTTTTATAGACCAGCGAGGCGGCGGATATCAATAATGTTTGATTCATCTTCGCTGCTACGGGTGGTTGTGGAAACAACTTTGTTTCCGGTTATTTCTTTAGCTTCTACAAGAGCTTGTCTTTTTTGTGGTGCTTGTTTACCAGAAATTACTGCTGGTAAATATTTTTCAAAACTTTCGTTAAGTTTTGAAGTTTTCACACTCGTCATCAATTCGCCCATAATAGAGCGTTGTTCAGCGTTTAGAGGAGCCAACAATTCGCCCATAATTGCTTTTCTTTCTTGCGACTCTTTCAACGCAACGATTTCTGCTTGTTTGCTTTCTAATATTTTTTCAGCTTTGACAACTGCAGTAGCAGCTTCATTGATGGCCAAATCTTTCATGTCTATGACTTTGAGCAATTTTGCAGTTTCGGATTTTTCATTCAAGTAGCTCGATTGATATTCTGCAGCAAATGCTTCAAATAATTTACGGCCAAAATCTGTACGACGAGCCGATTCAATGTCTTCTTTTAATGAAGTAATTTCAGCGTTTAAGGTTTGACCTACAACACTTTCAACCATTACTGCTGCACGTTTTACAAATTCTTGTTTTACTCGTTTGATTTCTTGACGACCTTCACGAATCAGACGAACTTTTGATTCGGCAACGTCTTTTTTATCTTTATAGAACTCTGCAATTTCTTGTGCAAGAGCTTCTACTACGAAGTGTTCTAATGTACCAAACTTATTTGCCATTGACATTTGATCTTCGTGTAATTCTTTAACTTCTTGTGCTAATTGACGTGTAACAAATTTGTTGACAGTCGTTGCGCTTTCGGACATTTTTCTAGCAAATTTAACTTTCATTTCTGCTAATTGTCTACGATCATCTACGAATTCGCTAAGTTCACTTGATAGTTGTTCAGAGATCATACGATCAACTGCATCAACCATTGTGTTCTTATCATGCTCATATTTACGAGCAAATTCTTCGCGGAGTTGTTGAGAAACAATTTCACGGTTTTCAACAATGCGTTGTTCCCATGCTTGCTCGATAGACTCTTTGATCTCTGCCGAAACCACATTGTTTTCAAATAAAGTTTTTAGTGCATCCAACATATGTGATTCTCCTTTACTATTGGAGGTTGCTTATTATATTCAATAAGCTCTCTTTGAGGTATTTTTGTGCTTTTGGATCTCCTCTAACTTCTTCCGCTATGCGAAAGGATTTAAGACCACCTTTTGTATTCATTAAGTGTTCGTAAATTGGCGTAGGGTAAGCTCCAGGGGCACTTGGTTGAGCTACCATATCAACTGTGATAATCTCAAAATCTGATACTTCACCGGATCCGCTATCGCTAACGTTACCAGATCCGCGTGAACTAACGCCAAGTTTCACTCCGCTTTCTAACATTGTTTTAATAAGTTGTCCCATTGGTGTTGGTAAAATTTTAAGTTTACCGTAACCATTTGGACCTTCCATCCACATGTTAGTTATCATATGCGAAACTCGGTCTAAATTAATTTTTAGATCATCTGGATGATCTACTTCTCCAAGCACAGAATAACCATTTTGAATTTGATCGTTGAGGGTTTTAACAGCCTTGCTAATCTCACTCACAGGATACACACGTTGATTTGCGTTACGGATGCCGCCTTGTATACAAATACCGCTCATATACAGGCTCTTTCCTTCCTTATCGTCGGATTCAACGATCATTTGTGCTTCGTTGAAGCTAAGGTTTTCTCGGAGATGTAACATAAATTACTTTCTGCCTGGAATTAAACTTTTTGTGTTAGGAGCTGATTCACGGTTGCCTTTTTTCTCTGCACCATGGCCTGGCTCTTGTTTTTTAAATCCTGTTTTACCAGCTTTAGAGTCTGGACGGTTTTGAAGTTTTCCTAAGCCTGCAGTTAAATCTTGTGTTTTTGGATTTAACAATCCGCCTTGTGTGCCTTCGCCTTTAGCTGTTCCGCCAAATTTAGGAGCTACACCGCCCATATCATTGTATTTAGGTTTGTTAAAAAGGCTTCTTGGATTTTTTCCGTTGTCACCGTGTGTAGGTAATGCAACTTTGTTTACATATTCAAACATGCTTTGGAATTCATCTTCTTCGCCAACAACTTCATCGCCGCCAAACATGTCGTCATCGCCGGCCATCATGTCGTCATCGCTGCCAAACATGTCGTCATGTTCTGGTTCATCTTCTTCACCAGCTAACAATTGTTCAAATTCTGATTTTAATTCGTCTAATGCATCTTCAAGATCCATAACGCGGTCTTCTAAATCGCCGTCAGCTTCGTCACCAAATTCGTCGTCAGCACCAAATTCGTCATCGCCTTCTTCGTCGTCAGCACCAAATTCGTCATCGCCTTCTTCGTCGTCAGCATCAAATTCGTCATCGCCTTCTTCGTCGTCAGCACCAAATTCGTCATCGCCTTCTTCGTCGTCAGCACCAAATTCGTCATCGCCTTCTTCGTCATTAGGGAATTCTTCTGCTAATAATTTTTCGTAAATCTCACGTGATTTACCTACTACGATATTATGAAAAATATCTTTTGCTGCTTCGTGATCTTCATTGATCAACGCCTCAAGCATGGCTTCAAATTTGTTACGGTCAGTCATGTTAATCTCCTGTGATATTTTTTTATACAAGGCTGTCTTATATTTACAACTACTTATAAAAAAGGTTGTAAAAATGGGGTCAAACCGGTGGTTTTTGGTATTTTAGAAATTATTTATGCCGCTGGCGGCGGTGTTGAATACATTGAATGAACAAATTCTAATTCAACTTCTTGTTCTAAAATATGAGCTTCGCTGCTCTTACGTAATTCGTTAATTTGCCTAAGTGACAGTCGTGTTTTACGAGTGTCAGCTCGTTGCATTAACGATTTATCATTATCAGGATTGTACCTCATATCGCTGCCAACAGCTCGCGTATCAGGGTCAATGTAAAAAAGTTCTCTAAGTATCATAAAACTATTTATCCCATCGCCGGAGCAGCGCCGCCTATTGGAGCTGCTGGCGCCATACCTGCACCCATACCACCCATTCCTGCATCCATACCCATTCCCATATCAGCAGGAGCAGATAAATTTCCTGCCATTCCCATGTCTCCTTCCATACCTGCTGCGGATAAACCTGCACTACGTAGTTCTCCTGCGGCATCTGTATGTGTAGGTTGACCTTTACCTTGTTCTTCGCCCCATAATCTTTCATTTTCTGCCATTTCATCTTCATTTAATCCTAAAAATCTCTTAAGTGCAAAGCGTTTACTCATGTAAGGCACTGCTTGAATTGTATTAAATGTGTTAATTCTTTCTGAATCTAACCCTGCTTGGCGAGCACTTGCAAAGTTCATTGGGGGATTAAATGCCAATTCAAATAAATTAGAATCAATGTTAACACCTCTTGAATACATGTACATTTTAAATTCATTTGTAAACGCTTCTGTAATTAAACTTTGTAATCTTTCACAGTATTTGTTAAAGCGTAACTCTTGAATGTATGCAGTTCCTACACGGCCATCGTTAAAACTTGCTTGAGAATCGTCTGCACCGGTTGGTAGATAGCTACTTGGAATACGTAAACCACGGAATAATTTGTTTGTAAAGAATTTTAAGTCATCAATCTCGCCTAAATTAGTGCCGCCTGGCAATGTATCAACTTTAGATCCGCGACCTTCTGCAGTTTGTGGAAAGAAATAGTCTTCATTTATAGATAATGGATTATATGCACTGTCAATTACGTTCTGTCCACCGCCACTTTGACTAGGAATTCTACGTTGATGTATCTCATTTTTAACTCTTTCTACAAAAGCCATAGCTAAATGGCTAGGCATATTACCTACATCAATATGAAATACACGTCTTTCTGGAGCTCGTTGTATACGATAAATTAAAATAGCATCTTCTAAAAGTTCTTTTTGCTTGTAAACTTTAAAAATATTCTCTAATAAGCTGTTTCCAAATGGAAAATTATTGTCTAATCCTTCAGAAAGTGATAAATGCACCACATGTTCTGCATTAATTGCATGTTCAGTTTCAGCTAAACCAAATCTTGAACCAGAACTTGAACTAGGATACGGTCCCGAAGATCCTTTTTGAGCACCCGGAGAACCCATATACCCTGCTCCTGAGGTCATACCACCGCCTGCTTGTCTAGGATTAATATTAGGTGTAATTTGTGTAACTACTAGATTTTCAAAGTTAGGAGCTAAATCTTTAATGATATATTGTTCAGGTTTCTTACCATCGCTTTCATTTGCAATAATTTTAACGATTTTACTGTTATCGACCCAGTGCCATTTTTGTGTTTCCGGATCTCTAATAAAGAAAGCATCGCCGTATTTGAACACATTACGAACAATACGAAATATTTTAGTATCAAATTGTTGCAACTTATTCCACTGCTGCAAGTATTCACCTAAAATTCGTATTTCAGAGTTAGTGCCTTTGCTATTCCAACGTACAGTAAATGGACTTTTACCATCTTTTAGCTTTTGTGTACAGAATTCAGCTAGAATATCTAGTGCTGCGTTGATTTCTGGATCACTATCCATTACTTCATATTGTTGATAACGTTCAACACGGTTAGGACTACCTGTATATACATCAGGCAAGTAGCTAGAATAATTGGTTCTAGCAGGTCCCGCCTTAGAATTTTGAGATAAACCATTTGATCTTGATATTTCACTGTCTATTTCAACAGGTGAAAAGTGTTTTCGCCATACCATTTATTATTCCTTATATCTCTATGCCCATCTATTATCTGTTAAACCTTTAGTTGCTTTAACTTGTTTTTGACTATTGTGATTAATTTGATCAGTATGATGAGCCATCTCTGCCATAGTCTTATTTAACTGCATTAGCACATCATGAATATCTTTTAATGTTGTTTCTTTAGATGCTAACACCGGCGCTGCAACTGCAGGTTGAACAGCAGCTGCAGCATGATCAGCTGGTTTATGCGGTTCAGCCGGTTTAGGCGGTGTAACATCTTGTTTGCTCAACGATGCTTTGTCTTTTGATACGTCTTTAATTTGAGCATGTGCTTGTTTTACCTCAGCTGAAGTACGGGCATTGAAATCATTAAACGTTTCAAGACCAAACTTTTTATACATTTCTGCTAATTTAGGATCCTGCTTTGGAACTTCTGGCTTTTTAACAGTAGCAGTTTCAGGGTTAGCCGGTTCTTTTTGTTTATATCTTGTAGGATCTGCTTGTCTAGCACGTTCTGCATTAAGGTCTTTTAGTATAGCAGGATCTGTTTCTACTTTACCTATTCCTTCTTGAGATCGTTTTTCTGAAGCAGCTACTTCTTCTGGTGAAATCTCTCCATATTTTACGTTACCTTTAGCAAATGCCGGTTTATCATCACCTTTAAATGTATTTGATATAGATTTACCAATATCTCCAAACATGCCACTTACACTCGGCAGGCTATCAAAAAATCCGTTTTCTTCTTTAGGTTTGTCTTTATCTTCAGGAGGAATTACATCTGTTTTAATAGTTCCGGATAACTTATCTTTTACATCTGAAAACATATTAGACACATCTGGAAAATCGCTAAAGAATGACGTATCTTCTTCTTTTTCATCTGCCTTATATGTAGTGTCGAGAGTTTTATTTAAATTTGTAAATACGTCTGCATAATTTGGCGGCTTAAATTCGTCCGAAAGTTTAATTATATCTGTTGGGCCTGTTTGTTCCGGTAATGCATTGGTAATTACTCCGCCAACTTGATCAGATAACCCTTTAAATGTTGGCATAAGATCAGGCAGTTTTGACGAATTTGAAATATTTTCCGATAATTTAGTAGTAGTAGTTTCCATATGTTTCTTCATAGTTTCCATATCAGAAATTCTACTTTTACCTTCTTCAATTATCTTGTCATCTTTAACTGCAACTTTAGCTTTGTCTATATCTGCAGCATCTTTTTTAGGTTCAGGTAACTTAGCTTCAACTTTTTCAACTGGTTTTTCTTCTTTTTTATCATCTTTTTTATCAGCTGGTTTAACTTCAGTCGGTTTAAGTGATCCAAACAAAAACTTATTAAGATCTTCAGTTGTTTTAATAACCGGTTCAGGCGGTTTTTCTTTTGAAATTGCAGCAGTTTGAAATTGAACCTTAGCAGCATATTCCGAAGATGCTTGATATTCTTTAATTTTTGCTTTAGCTGCAAGTTCTGATTGCATTGCTTCAGACCGTTGCTTATCAGTAGTTGCATTTTTGTATGCATTAACTGATTTTTCAAAATCAGCACCAGCAGGTCCTAATGATGCCATTCTAGCTGCACTTTCTTTTGTTTTTTCACCGCCAACATAAATGTCTCTAGTCACTTCTTGTAAAACAGAGTTTAAGTCAGTTAAGTGCGTTTCAGATTTTTTAACAGTTGCCGCGTTTTCTTCTTTTTTCTCAGCTGGTTTTTCTTCTTTAGGTTTAGCCGGTTCTTCTTTTTTCTCTTCTTTAGGTTTAGCCGGTTCTGCTTTTTTCTCTTCTTTAGGAATTTCTACTTTAACCTCAACTGGTTTAGCCGGTTCTGCTTTTTTCTCTTCAGGTTTAACAGTAGGTTTTTCAACTGGTTTTTCAACTGGTTTTGGTTGTATAGCAGCTTGTTTAGCAATCTCAGTTGGATTTATTTTATCAAATACTGATGTAATTTTTTCACTAAACGTTTTAGCTGCAGGTTCAAAAGAAACATTTTTAAGTTTTTCAGCTACTTCTGATAATTGTTTAGTAGTATTGGCTAATTCTTTGTTAATACTAGTAAACGACGATGTAATATCAGGCACTGCGGGCGGAGTAGTAGTATCAGTTGATGTTGGAAGGGTAGATCCTTCAGGTCCAACTGATAAATTTTGTAACGGTTTTATTTGATTTGCAATATTAGATCCAATTGCAGCAGTTGCAGAATCTTTAATATTAACATCTTGAGTTGCACTTTTATTCGACGGGTTCATTTGTTGAATAAATTGCTTCATTTGATCTTCATTTGCAACTAATTCTTTACCGTGTAATATTGCAGGAGTACCTGCAGGGTCAAATGATGTAAACATATCACTAAACGACCCGCCTCCATTTAAAAATTTATTAAATTCAGGAGTACCACTTGCAAATCCTGGAGGATTTGCAATTTGATCTGGGGTCATGTTATCAGATCTTTTTTCTGCAGCTCTCCTTGACGCTTCACCTAAGCTACCTGCGTGAAACTTGTCAAGTAATGAAGTTCCTGCTTTTCCAATAAGTTTTGACGGAGCAGCTTGTTCTTGTGTTAGCGGTGCTAACGCTGCATCTAAACCTGTAAATTTGTCAGTAACTTTTTTAACAGCAGTAGTTAAGGTACCAAATTCCTGTCCTAATCCAGCTGCCATGTCTTTAGATAACCGATTAGCTTTATTAATATCTCGTGCAACTTCTTGACTATCAGTAGGTGCTGAGCCGTCACGATTTTTACCAGCAGATTCTTTTTGAACTTCGTCATGGATTTGTTTACGAGCTTCTTCTGGAGTAAGAGTGACACCTCCAGTTTTTGCTTCTGCTATTTTTGCATTGACTTTTTCACGTTCTAAGTTCCCGCCATATTGTTCTTTAGCGGCATCAGTAACTCCACCTTTACCGTATTGAACCATATCTTTAAAGCCGTCACTATTTTGCCATTTATCAACGGCAACCATTGCAGATTGTAATTGTTTGTCAGCAGCAGCTCGTTTTTCTGGAGTGTTAGCTTCTTTCATTGCAATTGCAGCTTTTTGCAATTCCGGTCCGGCCGGACCTAATGCTGCCATTGCAGCTTGGCCTTCTTTTGATCTAATACCGCCTGTTACAGTTTCTGTAAACAAGTTCTTAACGCCGGCACTCATGCCTTGCATTTGCATCATAGAGTCATCGTGACGTTTTTTAGCTTCAGGGTCTAATCTAGATAATGCAACTTGTGTAACTACGTCGCTATTTCTTTTTTCAAGATCATCCATTTGAGCTTTTCTACTTAGACCAGTAATGCGAGTGTTTTCTTCCATTGACACTGCCATTGCTTCAGCGGATTCAATTGCTTTTCTTTGCGCAACATCACTTGACATGTCCATGCCGCGTTGATGTTGCATTGCAGCTAATGAAACTTTAGTAATTTCTTCTGCAGACATTCCCATTTCTTGAAGTTTAGTAGAAACTCCTGATTCTTGCATGCCTTTAGAGAATTTTAAGAAGTTTTCTTGAGCACGTTGTGTAGTTGACCCTAATCCACCTAATTTTTCAACGTTGTCTTTAAGGAGTGCATTGTACTCCTCGTGGGTCATGCGGGCGCCTTTAACTTGCTTATCCATTTCGGCAATGTTATTGTTAAATCCTGCGCCTACTTGAGCGTTTTTATTTGACCAATCGTTAACATCTAGTACTGCAGTACCAAGTTCTTTTCCTAATGTGCCTACAAATTGGCCAACTGCTCCGCCGTGACGTTGCAACGCACCGGCTACTGCATCAAAACCATCAGCAAGTTTAGCGGATCCTTCCCATACTTTTTTGCCGCCGGTAGCAACTGTAGTTGCAAACTCTCCTAATGTACTTGCAACTGCAGATAACGGGTTACTTGATCCTCCGCTGTTGCCACCTCCGCTGTTGCCACCTCCGCTGTTGCTACTTCCGCTTTTTCCAACTAATTGAGCGAGCAGTTTATTGGTTTTTTCTGATTCAGCTAATAACTGTTCTTCGGTTGTCATAATTAAAAATCCTAATAAATTTGTATATAAATACGGTTAATATATTTATCCGGAGTTATATATGGCACAAAACCCTTTACAAGATTTTTATAGACAACCAAAAATTTTTATTTCGTTACCATCAAAAGGATCGTATAATAAATTAGGTTCGTTAAACGGCGATCCAACGCACACCCCTGTGTTTAGCATGACAGGAATGGATGAAATTATTATGAAAACACCTGATGCATTACTATCAGGTGAAAGTACAGTTACGGTATTTGAAAGCTGCTGCCCTGCAATTAAAGATGGTTGGGAAGTTACTGCGTTAGATACTGACTTATTATTAACTGCAATTCGTATTGCTACATTTGGAAATACACTAGAAGTAGTTCACACTTGTTCTAAATGTAATACAGAAAATGATTATGATTTAGATTTAAGTACAGTTATTGATCATTTTACTAATTGCAAATATGAAAATACAATTGAATTAGGAGTGTTAACAATTAAATTACAACCGTTAACCTATCGACAATCAACTGATTTTTCTTTAAGAAACTTTAAGTTACAACAACAAATGGCTGCTACCTCAGTATTAGAATTAGATGAGCAATCAGCTGTAGTTGCACAACTATTTAAAGATTTAGGTACAATACAACATGACATTTATTCTGCAAGTATAGAATCAATCGAAACAGGCACAGTAGTAGTAACTGAAAGACATTTTATAGATGAATGGCTAAAAAATTGTGATAAAGAAGTGTTTGATAAAATACGTCAAACATTTGACACAAATAAAGATAATTGGAAAATTCCAAATATTAATGTAAAATGTTCAAATTGTAGTCACGAAACATCAGTATCAGTTGAGTTAGATCAAACAACTTTTTTCGCTCGCGCCTAATTGGAATGCATATTGATGATATTAGAGAATTTCTAATTAGGCTTGACAACGAAGTTAAAGGTTTTAAACTTGAATTATTTAAAATTAGTTGGTATATGAGGGGAGGTGTTTCGATAAACGATCTTCTATACAACTTAGGCTTTGAAGATCGTGATATCATGTACAGTGTTATTAAAGAAAATATCGAACTAACGAAAGAATCTAGAATGCCGCTTCTTTAATTATCCATATTTTAATAATAAATTTCCGTTTGCATCTCTGCGCATATTACTTGGTGTATACACATTAGGATCTTGCGCAGGTTCTGCGTTAGGAGATGTAGTTGGTTTAGTTTCTGCAGAAGTTGTGTTATCAGTTGGTTTAGTTTCTGCAGAAGTTGTGTTATCAGTTGGTTTAGTTTCTGCAGGAGTTGTGTTATCAGTTGGTTTAGTTTCTGGTTCGCCATCATCTTTCATACCAACTGCTTCTTTAAATATTTTTGCAAAGTAATCAACTGCTGCGGCGCCATTTGCGCCAGTGTCTTTAAGAATTGCAGCACCGCAAAAGTTAGCTATCATTAAGCGACCTTCTTTAGATGAAACTTTTTCTAAAAAATATACCGACCCTGCAGCACTTAACATAGCAATTCCGCCTGCAATTACAGGCCCAATAACTGGAATGTATCGTAGAAATCCTGTCAGTAGAGGTATTGATCGTAATACTCCTGCACCAACAAGTCCTGCAGCCATTTGCATAATAGCTTCTCCAAGATACGCATCATGCATCTCGTTGTAATTCTCGCGAGTAATTTTGCCGGCAGTTAATTGTTCTTCAGCATTATTCATTATGGTGTTGTAATCCCATATTGGTTTAACGAGAAAGAATAACCCTGCAGTTTCTAACCCATCTAATATACCTTTAGCACCTGCTTTTAATCCACCTTTAAGATAATCAACTGCTTGACCAATTTTTCCAGAACCAGTAGCAATTGCATTAGGTGCAACTTTTTTACCAAGTGTCTTTAATATATTTGCAATACCTTCATCTAATTGCGGTTGTGGTTTAACAATTTCGTTAATTTTCATAATATTCCTTTGATATTGCAAACGCAATATCCCTTAAATGTTATTCATATTTATTAAAAAAATATATTCATATTAAAAGATGAACTAACGTTCATCTGTATTTTCGCTATCGCTCAATACTATTCTCTCTAACAGCAATAATGAAAAACAATTAAATTATAAATGAAATAATATAATTTAATTATTTTAATAAAGAGATATCACTTTTGAAGTCAGATGCACCCTAATAAAAATAGATGCATGATTTCACCCCATCGCCATGGAATTTGCAGTAAGAATTTATATGACTGTAGACTTTTGCTATTGGCTACCTCCGGACCAACACTTACAGGTATTTTTAAGATATAACTTTCAGGTGCTTCGTATATCATTACAAAATTGTTACTATTACTAGTATTCTACAGATTTAAAGCCTATGTATTCTTTTTCAAATACAGCTAGACCACCATTCCGATTAAACAAAGCATTGACGTCAATGGACGTTGCTTT